ACGAGCCTGTCCACTTCCGCATCGGTATAGCTGCGGCGGGCGAAAGTCTGCTTTAAGTTGTTGATAAAATCCATTTAACTGCTGTTTGAATACCGTTTAATAATCGTATCTGTTAGGCGGCATCGAGCCGTAACGGACGGGGTTGTGAGCATCCGTTTCCCCGTCGCCGTCCGTATAAGTCGGCAGGTCGGGCGATGCTTTGGAGTTCTGCACGTCGCGCAGCCATTTCACTGAATCGTTGTAGAGGCATTCTCGACGTTCGTGTCCCATGTTCTGTGGTAGGCGGTGAATCATCAGCCACAGCGTGATGTTCACCATGCACTGCACGAGCATGGCATTGCGTGCCTCTCCCTCCGCAGCGAAAGCCTGCTGCATGTCGTACCGGTGTCGGGTGTAGCTGCATATCTGTTCCATTGCCGCCCGTTCCGCCGTGAGGCGTTCGGCCTCAGCAGCGCATACCTGCTCGAACTCGAAGCTGTCGCATACGCTTTTGTAGTCGTCGATTGTCAGGAACATGGCATCTGTTTTTTTGAGTTGTCGGGAATGGCGACGTACAGTGCACATTTTTCGGCCTTTTCGGCTGTAAACCCCTTTGCGAAACGGTGCTGCCGTATCAGCTTTTTAATGCCCTGCATGGAAACTACGACGGGCTTTCCGCCGAACACCAGCACGAGGAACTTTTTACCGTACAGCGTAGCGTCATGCTGCGCTTTTTTCTTGGCGCGTTTCAGCCGTCGGTCGAACACGAGGGCTTGGAAATACTTTCTTACCATGATACATTTTTTGCATTGTTCCGCCTGCCGAACGACGGAGTGAAACTACTGATCCGTGAGTGCTTTTGAAGCAGTGATATTGCGCCCTCGTCGGCGTCGGGCGCGTCATCGTGTCCCCGCATCCCTTTCTGGAATGCGAGGGTCTGTTCCAGTCCCGCGAGCATGTCGGGGTCTTGCTTCTGGCTTTCGTCGTAATATACAAAGCCGCGTTCCCAGTTTGCTGCGCTGCTTTCGATGCGCAGGAACTTGTCGGGCTTCTTCCGCTTGTCTCCAAGAATGGGCAGCTGGTAGCCGCGCAAATCACCCTCTGTCTTGAAATCTTTTAGAATTTCCTCCTGCATGAAATTGGCCTCCATGTAGAACTTTATCGCGATACCTGTTTCCTGTCCCCACTCGAACAGATCATAACACCATCGCACCATTTCGGGGATGGTGGCTTGTCTGACGAACGCGCGCAGCTGCCACAGCTGCGTTTTGCGTTTTCCCCACAGTTTTGCCGCCTTGTAGTCGTTTTTTACGCTGCTTTTCCACGCGGGGTCGATATACAGGATAAATTCCTCAAATTCTTTCCATTTGGGACGTGTCGCCCATTTAATCCATTCCTGACGGAACACCGCGCCCTCGGTGATGGGGTTGTTCATGTACTCTTTCTGAAACGAGCGGTAGCCTTGGAATCTCTCGATAGCTTTCACTTCTTCGGGCGTCCATTTGTCCGCCCATGATACATTGCCGTTCTTGTCCCAGATGTTCACCTGCGATACATGCACCCCGTCGATAGCGCAGAAGTTCGCCAGCACGCTGTTCTTTGAAATGAGGTTGCCCACCATGATAAAGCGTCCGCGCCCGCCGTCCAATGCGCCGAACAGAGCCTCTTTCACCCAATTCGTAAGACGTGTGACGCGGGCAGGGTTTTCGCAGAGTTCGTCATCGTCGAGGTCGTCGATTACGATGTAGTCGGGACGGTGCGAGCGGTAGCGCAGACCGCGTGGCGACTGCCCGCGGCCACGGGCAAAAAATGCCACGCCATCCTTTGTCACGAACTCGCCTTCTTCCCACGATCCGTTGTTGTACTGCTGCCCGAAGTCATGAATGTACCGCTGGTTGTATTGCAGTTCGGCCTGTATATCGGCCAGCAGGGTGCAGGCGTTTTCCTCACTCTTTCCGACCAGAACCATGACGTTAATCTGTCGTATTTCCTGACATTTGAGCCACAGCGGTATGAAAATATCCAGATGGGTGGACTTGGCCGCACCGCGATGCCACTTGAACGCCGCTTTCAGGTTGCGTTCGTTCAGCACCTTGTTCGCTGCCTTGATGTGGAACGGCGCGCAGGGCGTTTGCTTTCCCGTTTCGGGATTGACAGTGTAGTGCGGGAAATAATACTCTACGAAAGCGGCATAATCGGCACGCACACGCTTGATGCGCGCAAGCCTTTCGCGTGCCGTTTCCGCAGTGTTCACAACCGTGGCCTGCTGCACTGTCTCGCAGTGTTTCTGCCACCTTTCTACCGCTTCCTTTAATTCCGCTTTCGATGCCATAAGCTACTGGTTGAATTTGTTTTGCAACAATTCATTAATATACAAGTCGTGATACTTGTTGATGGTCTTGAGCAGTTCTGGCGTAATCTCGTCGTCGAACGACATGCGGAACTGCATCCACTTGCTGAAAGCCATGAACACCTCTATCACGTCCACGATAGAGGCTTTTTTGTCGAGGCGTTCGATGGTGGTCGATAGCTTTGCCAGCTTGTCGCCCAACCCCGCCATCGCTTCGGGGTCGTCGCTTTCATTCACCTGTTCGATGAGTTTGTCAATAGTATGCAGCAGTTTGTTCACCAGTTCTGGGCGTGTGATGTTCGCCGCCGCACGCTGTTCCTGCCAGCCGTTTTCGGCCACCCATTTATTGATCGTCACGGCGGAAACGCCGACCTTTTCAGCAATCACCTTTTGCGTTTCACCCTGCATGAAAAGCAGGCGTGCATACTCTCTCTTTTCTTCGAATTCTTTCTTTGTTGCCATTCGATTTATGTTACACATTACCCACTCCGTGGTATTTCCATGGTACAAAAGTGCTGTAATAATAGAGCTGTAAGAAAAAGATATGCAAAGTTTTACACTCTTTTTGCGGGCGTGTCAGGATAGACGCAATTTTGCCATGTCAAACATCGCGGGGTAGAGCAGCGGTCAACTCGCAAGGTTCATTCCCTTGAGGTCGCGGGTTCGAGTCCCGCCCCCGCTACAAAGGTTTTAGGTTAGACGATTGTTTTCAGCTGCGGGCAGGTATAGGGTACGCCGACCCCTGCCCGCCATTTTTAAGGCCAATGGCAAAAGAAGTAATTATAAGTACGAGCGGCTTGAACTGTTACGGAGGCCGTGTGCTGACATCGGGCATCGACCTGACGCAATTTCTGAAAAACCCGATACTGCTGTGGATGCACCGCCGCAGTTTCGACCGTGATGCAATGCCCATCGGTCGTATCGACAACCTGCGCATCGATGGCGACCGACTTATCGGTACTCCAGTTTTCGACCAGAACGACGAGTTCGCAAAGAAGATAGAGAGCAAGTGGGAGAACGGTTTCCTGCGCATGGCCTCTGCGGGCATCGAGATTATCGAAACCAGCGATGCGCCTGAATATTTGCTGCAAGGCCAGACGCGGCGCACCATCACACGCTGTCGGCTGGAAGAAGTCAGCATCGTGGATATCGGGGGAAATAACGATGCCCTGCAACTGTACGACACCAGCGGCAAGGTTCTGAAACTTTCCGCGGGGGAGGACAACGATGTGCTGCCCCTGCTTGCGCTGAATAGGAAAACCGCTCCCGCGGGAACTGCCCCCGACGGCGACGCAGATAATCAAAACAACAAATCAACTCAAAGGATGAACAGAGAATTTTTACAGTTGCTTGGTCTGCCTGATACGGCTACCGAGCAGGAGGCAATAGGTGCACTCCGCCTACTGAAAGACAAGGGCGACAAAGCGGAAAGCCTGACACTGGCCAGCATCACCGCGGTTGTGGACAGCGCAATTGCCGAGAAACGCATCACGGGTGACAGAAAGGAGCATTTCGTGAATATCGGCAAGATGGCAGGTATCGATGCGTTGCGCGAAACCCTTTCATTGATGCGCCCAGCCAGAAAGCCGACGGAGGTAATCCACCAGACAGATACGTTGCGTGACGACGAGCCGAAAACCTACGCTAAACTGTCCGATGTTCCCGCCGAGCAGATGGAGAAGCTGCGCGACGAACAGCCGCAGGAGTACGCCCGCCTGTACAAAGCCGAATACGGCACTGAAATCCCGAATAAGTAATCACTAACAACAAGACAATGAAACTTTTCAAATCTGTGTTTTTGGCCATTGCGGCCTTTGTGGCGTCCGTCGCGTTCAATAGCGTGGCAGGTGCGGCTCTCGCCAGCGTGGCGGGTTTTTCGCCCGCAGTAGGCATAATCGGCGGAAACGTAGCAGGTTTTCTGCTCAATGCATTACCGAAAGGATGTGCGTGCGCGACGGTATTCACCGAAGTGTGGACGGGCGAAATGGTTAAGGCATTCCGCACGGCGGCCGAAAGCCTCGGATGGTACGACCGTATCAAGAGTTACGACCAGTATGTCGATAACGACGTTATTCACTTCACCGAATTGGGCGGCGACCCCGAAGTGTTGGTAAACAACACTACCTATCCGCTGGGTATTGAAACGCTTACGGATGCGGATAAGCCTATTTCGCTGGATCATTTCGATACTACGGCCACGCCCGTTACCGACGACGAGC